TCGATGATAGTGCCTACAAGTACACGCCTGAGAATTTAGATAAAGAATCATTTAGTGGGATGAGTTATAGAAAAGGGACTGTTGCTAAAAGCACAGACCATCCAGCAATGCTAGATGCTTATCCTGATTTAAAAGATGTGCAATCCATAGATTATCCGTTTAGATCAAAAGCAAGATTGTCTGGACAATACACGCCAGAAGATGCGAAATGGAAAACTCCAGCATCGGTTACTTTGTGGGATGGGGGTTCTAGCACTAAGAGGTCAACAAACCTACATGAATTAAATCATGGGATACAGGATATTGAAAACCTTCCATTGGGGGGAAGCCAAAAGCAGTTTACCACGGTAGATAATGCTGCTGATATAGACATGCTATCGGACGCAAATATTCTAAATAAAATAACATCTAAAATGAAGGGGGATATAGATCAGGCTAAGGTTACTTTTAAGTCTATGCTGGGAAGAGACCCCGCTTTAGGTGCAGAAAGTATTGTACTAGGTGGGGAAAGCTCGGAGAGTATTATTAAACGTAGGGAAGCATTAAAATTAGCAAGTAAAACCCCATATGAAAAATACCAGCGACTGGCCGGTGAAGCTGATGCAAGAGCCGTGGAAGCTCGCATGGATATGACTATGCCAGAGCGGATAGCTCGACCTTTCCCGAAAGATTATGATGTACCAGAGAGCGAGTTTATCTATAACTATAGGAAAGGATTGCTTGAATGAGTAAAGGTAGTTTACGCAGGCCAACTAATGAGAAAGAGTATGGTGCAAACTGGGATTTAATTTTTAACAACAATCTGGAGACAGAAAAAGATGAGAAGCGAAGTAAGCAAAGAGAGATTATTGACATTCTCGAAGATGGTTTTATTAAACCACGAAGCAGAAATACAAGCGATTAATGACCGCATAGATTTCAAGCTGCTGAAAAGGTTTCAGGCGGGTGATGAGAAGAAGCGGGAAGTCATAGCGGCATTGATGAACAACAGAGATATTCTTTTCGCTGAGATGCGAGAGATTATTGCAGAGTCTGTGCAGGCTAACATCAATGAATGATATAAACCTTGATGTGATACTGAAAGCCAGAGGAAACACCTATGGTGAATTCAGGGATAATGCTCGTATAAGCCAAGGCATTAAGTCAGCGATGAGAGTAGGGAACTGGGACACGCTCCCCAACGTACAGCGCGAAGCTTTAGAGATGATAGCTCACAAGATGGCTCGTATTTTAGCGGGTGATCCCGCATACGCTGATAACATGGTTGACATAGCGGGATATGCGACATTAGTAGCAGAAGAAATTAATTATTTGGAGACAATATAATGGAAAGTATGGCAGATCAAATTAGTGCAATAGCGAGTGAAATCAGCCCTCAACCGCCGACAACGACTGAGCCAGCACCCGCTCAAGACCTAGAGCCTTTGCTAGAGGAAACAATCACCGAAAGCACTCAGGAAGACCCGGTTGAAGAAGTGATTGAAGAGCCGGTTGAGCAAGTAGCTGAATCATCCGCTCCGATTGAAGATGAAATATCCACGATTGGAGGACTAGCCGAAGCGATTGGCTGGGAAGCTGCCGATCTATATGGGATGAATGTCCCGATGGGTGACGGTCAGGAAGCTGTACCCCTAGGGCAACTAAAAGACCGCTACCAAGAGTCATTACGGACAGAGACGGCCTCAAAGGCACGGATTACAGAGCTAGAAGCACAAGCAGCACAGTATCAAGGCAATTCTGAGAGAGTCAACGCGGTATCTCAGGAGATGCAGCAGGCACAGGCCGCATTGGTGTCACTACAGAACCAATACCAGGGCATAGACTGGGCAGAAGCAGAGCAAAACGACCCAGGTCAGGCGGCATTATCAAAGCAGAAATTCCAAGAAGCCTACTCGCAAGCCCGCGGGCAAGTGCAGCAAGTTGAGCAGCAACAAAATCATTTCAAAGCGGAGCATTTACAGCAGCAATCCGCGCGGATGCATGAATTAATACCTAGTTGGTCAGACCCTGAGATCATGAAGCAAGGGCAGAACGATATAAAGGAGACTTTAACAGGCCTAGGCTTTAATTCTCAAGAAATCAACACTATGGCAGATGCTCGCGCTGTTTACATGCTTAATGACTATGTAAGGTTGAAGAAACTGGAGGCAAGCTCAAGTGCAGCAATCGATAAAGCACGGAGCGCACGTAAAGCCCCCAGGGTTCTAAAAGGCGGGGGTCGAGCGGTTAATCATGACGCAGTGAAGTCATTAGCAAACAAAGCAACACGGACAGGAGATAAGACAGATAAATTTAATGCTGTTAAGGCGTTGCTTTCTGGTTCTTAAGCGTGTATAAGTAACGAACAAGGTGGCTTAGGCCACCTTAATCAATCTGTAAGAGATTACACACCTCAATTAGTCTGTAAGAGATTACGCCTGACTTATAAAGTTGTTTGCATTGATAAACACGCGCACACGCGCATAACTTTTAATTCTGGAGTAATATAAAATGGCTACAACAAACTTAGATGCAGTAAACCTGGGCGCAGTGCCTGTCGGCGGATATATCCGCGAAGACTTGATGGATAAGATTTTCTCTATCGACCCAATCGACCGTCCTTTCTGTGATAGCACAGGATCGACAACGGCGGAAAATACTTTTAAAGAGTGGGTTATGGAAGACCTTGAAGATGCAACAGCAAATAATGCGGTTGTTGATGGTGCTGATGCAGCTGGAAACGACACAAGAACAGGCGAAAGAGTAGGCAACTATTCTCAAATCGCGTCTAAAGTGGTTCGTGTTTCAGATCGTGGCCGTCAAGTAGATACAGTCGGTTCAAGTGACGAGTTAATCCGTCAGTTGATGCGTAGGCAGAAAGGCTTGAAGCGGGATGAAGAAGCTACGTATTGTTCCAACAATATCGCTGTCCCAGGTGATGGTGCTACAGTAGCGGGTCAAACTGCTGGGATCGGTGGATGGATCGGAACAGGCCAAGCCGCGGTTAATACTGATCGTGGTGCTACTGGTGCTGATCCGGTATTATCTGGCAACCCTGGTGGCTATCCAACAACGAAAGCAGTTGCTGGTACTAAACGTGCTTTATCTGAGACATCCATCAAGAACATGATGAGATCGGCTTACGAGAAAGGTGGAAACCCCACTGTGGCGATGTCAACTCCTGCTGTTATTGAGATATTAAGTGATTATCTTTTTTCAAGCTCAGCAAGAATAGCAACACTTCAATCTGAAGCATCACAAGGTAACCGTACAGATAATGGGTCTGGTGGTGGTCGTAGTACCGGTGGTATCGTAGCTCAGGGTGCAGTTAACGTATTCGTGACAAACTATGGGACATTAGTTCTGACACCTAACCGCTTTCAGCCCGATAGTGCTGCGGGTGCTGCTGATTTATTCTTGCTTGATACTGAGCTTTGGGAACGTGCCTATTTACAAGGCTACGAGACTAAAGATTTGGCTCGTACAGGTACAGCGGAAAACCGTCAGATCACTGTCGATTTTAACCTTTGTTCTCTTAACGAAACTGGGTCTGCTGTTGTGGCCGACATAGATTACGCGCTTCCTGCGGTAGTTTAACCAATCAGGGGGTAGAAATACCCCCTTTTTTTATCTATAGGGGCTAAAATGATAGACGAAAAACCAAAAGCAAAACGTACCAAAAAATCAAACAACGTTGAGTCGGTCTACACAAATTCCGGCAAAGCAAATATCTTTACTTCGCGCGGGCGAGTTGTCCCAGGCGGTGAAATTACCTTGCTAGAGTCTGAAGCTAAAGTAAGTATTAAGCTAGTTCAGGGTCGAGCATGAGTAATCACGTTACTCACATCAAGACTGAAGATGGCAACCTATACGCCAATACTATCTTCTATGATGATGCAGCAAACGAAAAAACAAAAAGGCTACGTGAAAGTGAGCTATTATCACGTGCTAAGCTGAGCGTGCATGAAGATGAAGACATCCGGTTTTCATTCTCTATTCCGTCAGTATTTCAATATAATATCTTTACTCGAGACAATCCCGAAACGTTCAAACTTATGCAAAGCAAAGTAGAGCATGAGCGGATGCGAGGCGCAAAACAATTTCAATTATTACACCCTGAATGGTGTATATCTGCGAGGGTATAGCATGAAATTCAAGCCTTTAATTATGTTCCGAACGCGGGGATTATCTGGTCCACTTTTCCAGTCCTTTAGTAATCGAATGATTCACTCAGTCGGTAACTTTATCGGGAACTCAGGTCCAGTACCCTCACCAGAATTAGAAATATCAACAGAAGACGGGAGCGCATTCTTTATCACTGAAGCGTCAACCTCCGCTTCACCTGAATACATAGAAACGGAGTAATAGAATGTCTACTATCAAAATAAGCGAATTACCAGCCCTCACCACAGCGACAGATACTATAGAGTTCGTTATAAACGATAGTGGTGCTTCCAAAAAGATTAACAGAGCGAATATATTAGCAACAGTTCTTAAAGACGCTGACATAGGAGTTTCAGTAAGTCCAGCATTCCTAGTCGGAACACCAACAATTACAGCACCTACTACAGGCGCAGTAGATTTCAATGGGGAAATAACAGCATCCGCTTATACGACAATTGCTGCCTATACAGGAACCCACGAATTTACTCATTGGGAACTTAGTTACACCTCAGATTTTGCTATTATTGAACTGGAAAGCACTACAGGAAATCTGACATCTTGGACGCCGGTTGTCGGAGTCGCATTACAACTATGTTATGTCCGTGTTCGATATGGTAGCGATAGCCATTTATCTGGTAATAGCGATTCTATCAGTTTCACTACATCAAATGTTTTTATCAATACACCAACACTTACTGTAGAAGGAACTCCTACGGATGTTCCCGAAGACCCTACACTAACGACCAGTGCCTTCAGTGTTGCTAATGCCGGAACTGATACACATGTATCAACAGATTGGGAAGTGGTCAGAGACAGCGATAGTGTGGTTGTGTGGTCGTCCCTTGCTGATACTGTGGATTTACTGAGTATTGTTGTTCCTGCTGGGCTGTTGGCAGAATCAATCGCTTATACTTTCAAAGCAAGACATACAGGAACGACTTATGGAAGCAGTGCTTATGCTAGTGTAGAGGGAACAACATTGGCATTATTTCCTTATAACAACTATTTGAGTGTTGCTCAGACAACTAGCCCATTTGTCACAATCTATGGTAATGATGTTGATACCAGCACTAAACTTCCTGATCCTGCTACGTTGCCTACTGCTAATGGTCGTGGAGTAGCGTTCAGTGCTGATGGCGTTTATATGAGTGTTGCTCATGACACTAGCCCATATGTCACAATCTACAAACGTAGTGGTGATACATTCACGAAACTGGCTGATCCTGCTACTTTGCCTACTTCTACTGGTGTTGGAGTAGCGTTCAGTGCTGATGGCGTCTATATGAGTGTTGCTAATGGTTATACCCCATTTGTCACAATCTACAAACGTTCAGGTGATACATTCACGAAGTTAGCTAATCCTAATATCTTGCCTACTGACACTGGTTATGGAGTAGCGTTCAGTGCTGATGGCATCTATATGAGTGTTGCTCATGCCGCTACCCCATTTGTCACAATCTACAAAAGGTCTGGTGATACATTCACGAAGTTGGCTAATCCTGCTACGTTGCCTCCTAACTATGGTCAGGGAGTAGCGTTCAGTGCTGATGGCATCTATATGAGTGTTGCTCATTACACTACCCCATTTGTCACCATGTATAAACGGTCAGGTGACACATTCACGAAACTGGCTGATCCTGCTACTTTGCCTACCAACAGTGGTACTGGAGTAGCGTTCAGTGCGGATGGTGTTTATATGAGTGTTGCTCATGTCAGTACCCCATTTGTCACAATCTACAAACGAAGTGGTGACACATTTACGAAGTTGGCTAATCCTGCTACTTTGCCTACTGGTGCTGGTTTTGGAGTAGCGTTTAGTGCTGATGGCATCTATATGAGTGTTGCTCATTCCACCACCCCATTTGTCACAATCTATAAAAGATCAGGTGATACATTCACGAAGTTGGCTAATCCTGCTACGTTGCCTACTGGTGCTGGTAATGGAGTAGCGTATTACCCAGGACCATATACATTATGATAATGCCAGAAACACTAACACTAGCACAAGTAGAGGCATTGAGAGCATCGATGCCTACAACAACACAAACCATTGATGAAATGATACAAGAAGCCAAAGACAAAGGAGCAAAAGATGTACGCATACAAGAAGAATAACGAGTTCGTTTATCCAGTAAATCTCAGTTCAAAGTTCAATGGAATTGGTGGTTGGCATCTAAAAACAGACGAGGAACGAGCAGAGGAAGAATACTACAGATTGGTGACAGTCAATGAAGTTGCTGAACCCCACCAGATTCGTTCTACTTTCGCTGACATCGTTTTAGATGATGAGACGCTTATATGTACAGCGACTTATACACTGACTGACAAGAGTCTTGACTATTACAAGAACGAACGAATATTAGAAGCAAAGGCACTTAGAGAGACTGAGGAGTCTGCCAGACCTGAAGTTGAGACCAGTCTTGGGTTTAGTGTTGATGGTTCTAGTGATGACATAAGAAACTTCGAGATCGGTAAGAGATTGGGATTGCTATTCGTGATAGATGTCGCTGGAATCGAACAAACAATCACGTTGTCTGATTGGGACATTATTATTGATGCTGTATGTATTAACGGACTATCGGTTCTTGAGAAATACTGGGGATACAAAGCGGCAATAGAGAACTGTACGACATTAGCAGAAGTTCAAAGTATAGATATTAAATAGGGCAATGAAACCAGAAAGCCCAATAACAAGTGCCAAACTAATTACCATTAGCGGTTTTATTATAGTTTCAGCATTTTCATGGTTCTTTGCTTTAGCGGTGAGCAGGATTACTGATAACACTAATGGTCGTGGTGATGCTAAGATAATATCTGCAACACAGGCAACCAGGTTAGATGGGTTGGCTAGGCGTGTATTGGTGCTAGAAGATAATACCATCCACGATCACAGAATGTTGAAATACCCTGACCTTAATAAGGATGAATTAAAATGAAAACAATACTATTATTAGCACTATCCATAGCAACAGCAAGTGCTGACCATGCGAAGGTGGATAACTACGCAACAGGTTCAGGTTTCTTGAATGACATCTCAGAGTCTAAATACTTCTGGGAGTATAGATGTGACAGCGTAGACAGTCTGACGGGGGTTTACTTTACACCCCTAGAAAGTGAAATAGATACTAATCGAACTCAGTTATTGAGCGAATGTGCCTTGATGGTTCTGATAGAGGAATCATTAGATGCTAAGGGTGTACAAGGTCTAGTAGACACAACACTTGAGCTAACTGACCCCTCTCCTGCGGTTTATTTTAGACAACTACCGCCAGTCTACTGTGATGGTTTTGCACCACCAATCATTGACTGTATAGTCGCTGATTAATTTTAATATAAAAAAGGACACACTTATGAAAGGTACAATAACATGGCTAGGAATTGCAGTATCGCTGATCTATGGCGTAGGTGGGTACTTTGCTGGGTTACATGGAATGGATGTAATGATGGGGTTCGTGACCGGATCAGTAGGGATGTTAGGGCTAGGGCGAAAGGTAGAGAAAGTCGGTAAAGCTAATGTCGAAGAGATAGCTAAAGTAACTGACGCTAAGTAATTATGAACATCTTAGATAGCCATTTTAGCCGTGAAGAAGTTGCATGTAAATGCGGCTGCGGTTTTGATACGGTTGATGCTGAGCTACTAAATGTGATGGAAAAAATACGCGATATTATAGGCCCTTATCAGCCTAGTAGTGTATGCCGATGTATTCAACATAACAGAAATATCGGCTCTAATGACACTTCACAGCATGTAAAAGCTAAAGCTTGCGATGTGCCTACTAAAGACCCGAAGTCTTTATATGAAAAACTTGATATAATGTACCCCAATAGGTACGGAATCGGGCTATATGATAGCTTTGTCCACATTGATGTCAGATCGCACAGAGCGAGGTGGTAGATGTTTGACATACCCGCAGCGGTAGAAGCAGCAAGCAGTATGATTGATGGGATTGTCAGCCGTATTTGGCCAGACAAGACACAGATAGATAATAACAAACTGGAAAGATTCAAAACTGAGCTTGCTACTGAACTGGCGGTAGCACAGGCTCAGAACGAAATTAACTTACAAGAGTCAAAACATGCCAGTATCTTTGTATCAGGATGGAGGCCATTTGTCGGGTGGGGGTGCGGGGTTGGACTGCTTTATATATCAATCATTGAACCCATCGCCAAATTCATTGCATTAGTAGGTTTCGGATATACGGGGGAATTCCCTATTGTTGACACAGATATAACCCTCCAGGTTTTGTTAGGAATGTTAGGTCTGGCAGGGATGCGGTCTTTTGAAAAGTCGAAACATGTTTCAAGGAGTAAATAACATCTCACAAGATACTTGCGTAAGAATAGCCCTCTTAGAGAAGGCCGCCACTCAATCTCAAAACAGACATGACGATATTGTGCAAAGAATAAATGGGGTTGAATATAAACAGAGTGAAATACTAGCTCTTTTACTGAAAATTAAGTTCGCAGCTTATGGAGGAGCGGGGATACTTGTTGCTGATAACATCGGCATAATCGGCGTCATTAAAAAAATGGTATATTAAATTATGAATTATCAGCAGATTGTAGATACAGCCGTTGGGTACTCAGATAAACAAGACGCGGGTGTTGGCTCAATGTTAAGCTCTTTCTTGTTAGTCGTAGAGCAGCGTTTAGGGGATGCGTTAAAGGTCAGGGAGATGGCAAAGAGAGCGCAATTATGGATGTCAGATAACGATCAGCAGTATGTTGGCCTACCGTATGACTTTGATGGACTACGGGACATTCAGCTAAACAGTGTTAGTCTTGATTATGTATCACCGTCTAAGATGAACGAATTACTAGACAACCAGGCAGCTATCCCAAGTCAGTATGTCTATACAATTATAGCTGACCAGTTACAGATATATCCCGCGACTAACGAGACGCTAGAAATTATCTATTATGCAAGAATACCTCCATTGACTACGTTGGAAGACACTAACTGGGTTAGTCAGACAAAACCGAATTTATATATCTTTGGTCTACTGGTCGAGATATTTAGTTATGTACAAGATGGACAAGCTGGTCAGATATGGGAGCAGCGATTTCAGCAAGAATTAGCTGCTGTCCGTACTAATGATGATGTAGCCCGCTGGAGCGGTACACCGATGAGGATTGTAAATGGTTGATAGAGTAAGCGACTGGGTTTCAGAGACCACAGCAACAATTGGCTATGGGGATATAGTTCTCAACGGCCAGACGAATCAATCTCAAGCTTTATTTAGAGATGATTTAGTAGCAGGCGATGTGTATTACTCCATTGTCGATGGTATTAACAGAGAAGTGGGTGTTGGCTACTTTAATGGCACAAACGGTATTACGAGGGGTACTCAAGCAGTCATGCTAAACGGTGCGTACACTATCACGGTGACCCCTCTTCAATTGTCCGGAACTGCCGTGGTTTCTTGTACCATGAGTGCCCAGGCAATGAACGATTTGACTTCGGGGTTAGCGACCCAGACAGCATTGCTAAGTGCCTTACGGGTAGAATTTGATGCGTACGTAGCTGCTCATCCGTAATGTTTAGCCAAGAGAGCTTTAGCCAAAGGATATTTGCGCAGGATAACAACGGGGTTGAGATTATCCCTGTTGCGCCTCCTGCGCCTGTACCTGGCCTGCCTCCCATGTATGTTACCCCTGTCGCTGGTTGGGGCGTTATATGCAAGACTGTATCCAATTGGCTTACGATTAGCAAAGATAGGCAAGACACGCGTAACTGCGGAGGTGTGACAGTAGGACATGATGGCGGAAATACATATCCAGTTGAGCCGCCACCAGACATTACCTCACCACCGACTGTACCCCCAACCCCATGTGACCCATATTCTACAAAAGTAGAAGCCTTACTTCATCTTGATAGTAACTTAGATATTCTGGGTGATGTTTCCTCAACTGCGCCATATCTCGAAAATGGCACGGAGGCGTATGTTGAATCAGCCTCTGGTTTCGGTGACGCATTCGTATGGGATGGTTCCACTTCATTAGTTGTACCTATTAAGACAACGAACCCGATTGCTTTCACTGTCGAGGCTAGGGTTTATATAACTGGGGACGGCGGTATTTTTGGGGCAACGGGTAACCAATGGTCTATAGTAGCAAGAAGCGGTAACTTAGATGCGTACATACTTGGGACGGGCTGGCGAACTTTTGGGACACTTCCATATAACCAATGGGTGTCTATTGCAATAACGTATCAAGCAAATAACAACCACTATTTAACCGCATTCATTGACGGTATAGAAACTGTTAGTCACAGCAATGGAACTGCATTATTGTTGTCTAATATATCAATAGGAGAAAACGCTTATATTGGAGCATATCCTACTGGATATGTGGATGAGTTCAGGTACACGTACGATACAATTAGGTATGAAATGGGGTATGACTACACACCTTTTACCGTTCCTTTTGTCCTCGTACAGTGCCCTTCACCAGAAACTCCCCCACCAATTGGGCCATAACTTAATTTAGAGGATAGACACATGGGATTAGAATCAGGTACAACAATCGCGCAGTTAAATGAATCGTGGCCGTTGCCTACGGACTCTCGATCAGAGGGTGACGATCATTTAAAGTTGATAAAAGAGGTATTGAAAGCTCAGTTCCCTGGGGTTAATGGCCAAGGCTATGACCAGACTATTCTAGCAACTGAGGATGAGCTTAATTATTCAACGGGGCTGACTGGGAACATTCAAGGTCAGTTCCAAGCACTATATGACCTTATTGGCGTGGGCTTTACTACCGTTGTTGCACCTGCGGGTACTAAGATGCTGTTCTCTTCTGATGTCATCCCTGTTGCTTGGACAGTGCAGAATTACGGAACTGACTACATGCTCAGGATTATTGACCCAAGTCAGGGTGATGTACCCAGAAACATTGGGGATGACCCATTTAATATTAACCTAAATCATCAGCACGATCTACCTGCATCTATACATAAAGCGGCTATAGGTAGTGATTTAGTTATCGTTGGGCAAGCGGTCACTGATTTTGCACCTAAACCGCCAGGCAATGAATGGTCCCCTCGATATATTAATGCGGTCGTAGCTCGGAGGGATGACTTCTAATGGAAGTTGAAACCATTAAGACATGCCCTTTGGGTAGCCAGTGCGTTGAAGTTAAAGAGGGCAAGATTTTTGAATGCCGGTGGTATATAGCGATACAAGGTCAAGACGCTCAAGGAAAATCACAAGATAAGAAAGATTGTGCTATTTCTTGGATGCCGATTCTGCAATTAGAGGGAGCAAGGCATGGTGTCGTAAATACTGGCTCAATCAATCAGCTTGCAGCAGCGATCAGTGGTAAGATGCCTATGGGGTTACCTGTTGAGAAGACTAATTTATTGGAGCAGTAGATGAAGGAATTACTGACATTATCAAACATCGGGTCATCGGGGATTAATACCGATATTACTCCGTGGGAACTGGGTAAAGACTTTGTAACTGCTGGTAGAAACTTCCGTGTCAAAGACGGAGCTTTTACGCCTAATGGCGGCGAGACAGAAGCAGTAGCGTCACCAGACAGCATGATGGAAGTCGGATTCTTAATGTCAGTCAGGCTTGCTGAAAACGATTACTGGATACAAGCCTCAAGAACAAAAATCTTCGCGGCTGACGGAACAGCGGGCTGGTTTGATATATCAAGTACGGGTGGATATGCACTGGTAGCGGGTGCAGAGTGGTACTGGAATGGCTGCCAAATGGGTAACATGGTAGTCATGAACAATTCACAAATATCACCGGAGTACGTACAAAACTTAAGTAGCACTTCAACTCTTGAGCCTTTGATATTCAGTACCGTCCCCGGGATAGCCCCTGCTCCGGATGTGCATACCACATGGGATGATTTAGGCTATACATGTACTGTCATGAGAGCGCATAAAGATTTCCTATTTGCTCTCGGATTAGGGGGTGCGGATGATAACCCTAACGCATACCGAATATCATCACCTGCTGTCACAGACGGGAGACCGTATACATGGGACATAGATGATAGAGGCGGACTAGCAGTAAGACAACAGTTAGGCTCAGATGGCGGCAAGATACTGGACGGACTAACTTTACGTAACGATTTTATAATCTATAGCCGCGACTCAATAGATGTATTAACATTTAATGCGAACAGTGAGTTCTTCTGGAATAGACGAGAGCTGTCTACGAGCATTGGTATCATTGCGACAAACTGTGTAGTGGAAGCAGACGGAAAGCATTTCTTCATGTCAGATGGTGATGTATTCATGACCAATGGCAGTGACATTACTTCTATCATGCACAATCGAATACAGAGACGATATAACGCTAAGGCGCACAAAGTCTTTATGCACCGGTCTTTTGCGATGGTCAATGTCGCACTAAAAGAAGTGTGGTTTTGCATTCCTGAAGGCACTAGCGAAACACCTAATATCGCTTTTATCTATAACTATAGAGATGATTCCTGGGCAGTCAAAGATTTGCCGTCAACTATGGCTTGTGCTGACTATGGCCCTAGTAAAACGCCCGCTGAGATCGCTATCGAAGATCAATGGGATGGAGACACTGAGACTGAGTGGGATGTCGACCAGAAGCCGTGGGGAGCAACAACTATAACCCCCACCAATCGATCATTGCTGGGGGTATATACCGGAGGTAGTCTTAATTATATAGACCCATTATTCAGTACAGCACCGATTTCAGGCTCCGCCAATGTCGACTTCTTTATTGAAAGAACAGATTTCCCACTCGAAGGATACGCAGCAGCCGCGACCGTAACACGCGTATATCCGCATGCTAAGGGAAGTGCTTTTGAATTCCGTTTTGGGTCACAGCAATCACCGGATGGGGGTGTCATTTGGCAACCCTATCAGATATTCAGACCTGGAATAGATAGGAAGCTAGACTTCCGGAGTAGCGGAGTTCTAATCGCGTGGAGTGTTAAAAGTATTAATAATGAGGCGTTTAGGTTTTCAGGATTTGATATTGAGTTCACCCGTGGAGGAAAAAGATAATGTACGAGCAACCGCCAGAGGAAACTACCGACACACTAAAAGGGTATTTTAGACGCTTTTTTGATGAGCTAGACAGGAGGATTAACGCAGCAAATGGCGTGGCCATCAGGCGAGAAGTACCACTTCGACCGAAGGCAGGAACTATATACTATTTAGTTGAAGACCTTAACAACGTAGCAACAGAGGGGTACTATGTTTGGATTAATGGTGCGTGGAAGCGGTTAACTCTGGAGGCGTTGGTCCCATGACTATGACATGTAAATATGCGCTAGTGAAAGTACCCACCGAAAGAATAAGGTCAGCATGGCCAGATATACTGCCTTTCATTCAAAAAGTGGTTGATTGTGCGCCCGATGAATTGACAGTAGAGGCAATTCTGAATAGAGTGCTTAGGAAAGAAGAGGATTTGATGACTGTCATATCACCGGATGGCGAGGTGGTAGCAGCTTTTACATTATCAGTCAGGACGATGGACACAGGAAAAAGGCAATTATGCTTACCGGTCTTAGCAGCGGATGATTTTCACTTATGGATGGATGATGTATTTCCTCAATTAGGCCCGATAGCTGAAGCTTGCGGGTGCTATCAGGTACGAGCCATAGGCGCAAGACCAGGATTTTCAAAAGTCTTTGCTCGCTATAGGAAGATTGTAAACGTACGACATGACATTAGTTTAGAGATATGAAAATAGGCATTTCAACATTCGGGGTCGCTGGCGATATATTACCTATGCTGGAGTATGGGCGCAGGGTTGAAGAAATGGGTCATGATGTTGAATATCTTATATTCGCACTAGATGACAAAGAGTATGGCAAGAATACTGTCAGACTTAACTTTAATGGCAACCGTTTTGCAATGCAAAATATAGACTGGATGTCACCGACCGCTTTAACAGCACTGTATCATGAATCAATTAGTGCTAATATGGGTCTTATAGCTAAGCACTGCTTTGATTTGAATAGTCGATGTACTGATATAGTGAATTTTTATTTTTTACAGCCTATGCGGAATATATGCACTGGTAATTATACATCATTTAGCCTTAATCCTTCGATGGCGGGATGTAAAATTCCTGAGGTTGTTGCGCTGAATGCAGTAGGAAAATCTGACATTATTGCGGTTGACCCTATCTTTGGCGGGACGGGCTATTACTACTCAGAGAACAAAGCCCCATCAGTTGAAGTGCCTAAAGACGCGGTATTTATGGGTTTAGGCTCTCAACAGAAGTTTGTGAAAGATAGAGCATTAGCATTGTTTGATATGATAGAGAAGAATATATCAAAGCCGTGCTTTATTCAGGGCCGTGATTTTGATTTTATTGATTATGATAGCGCATTTGAAAAGTGCAGTGTTATATTGCATCATGGCGGAGTTGGAACAACCCACCAGGCCACGCGATCAGGGACAAAACAGATTGTATTTCCGCTACAAGCAGACAATCTTTTTTGGGCAATGAAAGTTGAAGAGTTAGGACTAGGAATTAACGCGCATACGCTGGGTGTTGATAAAATAATTGAAGAAATAGAGGTAGTATCATGGGTTTAGGTGGCGGTAATCAAAAAAGTTCAAGCTGGAATAAAAGCGAGTTTGATAGTTGGGCAAAACAGAATATTTCACCAGAGCAACAAAGCGCATTAAGCGACCTTTGGGACGCAGGAAGAAATTTTATAGGCCAAGATCAGTCGGGGATGAACGACTGGTTTAATAATAGATCAAGCATTGGCCAAGCTGAGTCGCAAGGCGCAGCTAATAATATGCGCCAAATGCAGGGACAAGCGCAAGGAGCATGGGGTAATCAATTACAAGGTGGCGCATATGCAGGGCAGAATATTGCGGGAGGGCTGGCTAAAAGCCTAGGTGAATCGTTGAATAACCCCAGTGCTATGCAAGATATTAATAGTATGATCATGGGGGGTTCTGGAAATAATTATGCTGATGCTATGAAATCCCAGTATATGCAGGACGCAGGACAAGCACAAGATCAGATGATGGGCAATATGGATGCTAGAGCAGCAGCAGCAGGGATGTCGGGCGGATCTATGCACGGTACTGCGATAGGCCGCGGCATGGAGGATATAAACAGAAATCTTCAGGGGGCGATGGCAAGGACTGGGTACGAAACATTTGATAAAGACTTGAACAGAAAGCTGGGTATTGCACAACAAGCAGACCAAGGTACGCTTGCCAGACAAGGTATGATGATGAATATGTTGGGGCAGAAAAACCAGACGATGCAAAATGCAATCGGCCAAACTGGAAACATGCAGGGATACGCCCAAACTCCGTATAATATGCAGCAACAATATACGAATGATTATTCTCCCCACACTGCCGGGCAAAGACAGATGGACCAGCTCAGTTGGGCGAAGGGGTTAATCGGCCCTCAGCAAGTTCTTGATAGTAGTGGGTCAACCGGATCATCTGAAGGGTCGGGCCGAAGTAAAGGTATGAATTTCAACGTGGGGAAATAAAATGGCAGGAATAACAGAGTTATTCAGTGGTATCGGTGGCGCAGGTAGTCTTG